CAGCAATTAAAGACAGGATCGAGAGACTTTCAGTGGATGATGACGCTAAGAAATCAGCGATACAATCACTGAAGAACGCAGAAGAGGCTTTAGTGGCATTAGACGAACACGAATACACACCAATGCCAGAAGGTGATGAGTTTGACATTGAAGAGGACGAAGACTTTGAAGAGGTTCTAGGTCCATTGGGTTTCCCAGAAGACGAAACAGAATTATTTGACGCAGAGTACCAAGGTAGGAAAGTTCCACTTAACAAACCCATGAGAGGTGACGTCAAGAAATTCAAAGTGTACGTGAAAGATCCTAAGACAGGCAACGTCAAGAAGGTGAACTTTGGACACGGTGGTACAAGTGCAAAGAGACCCACAATGAGGATCAGGAAATCAAATCCAAAAGCGAGAAAATCATTCAGGGCGAGACACAACTGTGCCAACCCAGGACCAAAGACCAAAGCGAGATATTGGTCGTGTAGGAAGTGGTAACATGCAGATCCGTGAAGTGGTTGGTATCACAGAGGAAGAGTTCGAGCAATTAGCAGAGAAGAAAGACGCCTGCTATCACAAAGTGAAATCAAGATACAAGGTATGGCCTTCGGCCTACGCCAGTGGTGCATTGGTGCAGTGCCGTAAAAAGGGTGCGGCCAACTGGGGCAACAGCAAGAAATAATGAGAGCCAGTGAGATAATCACGGAGAAGTGTTGGAAAGGCTACGAGAAGAAGGGCATGAAAACCATGTTCGGCAAACGTGTGCCCAACTGCGTCAAGAAAGAAGATGTTGACTTCTGTGTTAACTGCGGTGGATTGGTATTCGCAGAATCACTGAACGAGGACCTCAAGAAATGGTTCAAAGACAAATGGGTGCGTTTTGGTCCTGATGGCAAGATCAGGGGTGACTGTGCAAGAGGTTCCAGCAAAGAAGGTAAGCCTAAATGCTTACCAAGATCGAAAGCACACGCACTGGGCAAGAAAGGCAGGAAGTCCGCGGCCGCAAGGAAACGTAGGCAGGATCCCAACAAGAACAGACGTGGTAAAGCCAAGAACGTGGCCACCAAGAAGAAATAGTTTGCATTCATACGAAATCTGTTATATACTTGTTGGATAACAACAGGAGAAACAAATGGCAGTAAGAAACTTCAATGACGCTGAAAAGCAGAAATTGATCCAGATCATTTCCCAGGGTTCACAGGTACTAGGTGAAGTTGAGGACTTGAAGGGTGGATTGAAAGACACAGTAAAAGCAATATCAGAAGAACTAGAATTAAAACCAGCACTGATCAACAAGGCGATATCCGTTGCACACAAGGGCAACTACCAGAACATCGCAGACGAGATGGACACCCTGGAAAGCATACTGAACACGGCCGGCAAACTTTAATGTTGGACAAAGTCAGATCATTCTGGCTTCGTAGTTTTGAAAGTGACCGAACAGCGTTTTATTTTGAACTCGTCAGTTTCATATTCACAGTTGGAGCCAGCCTTACACTAGCGATCACAGCCTCAGATCCGGACATGACTATCGTGTATCCGGGATTCTTGGTAGGAGCACTCACACAATGTTATGCTTCATACAGGAGAGAAGCGGCATTCGTAATGATGATCACTGGCTACTTCGCAATCATAAATGTCTACGGTTACGGCGTGGCAAGTTATTGGTGGTAAGATGAGTTACATAGATGCATTATTCAAAAAAGATGAGGACAAGATCTACGTCGTAGAACGTGATCCCAAGAAAGGCAGGATATTCACGGAGTATGATGCCAGGTACGTGTTCTACTACGAGGACGCAAGGGGCAAACACAGGTCAATGACTGGTGCACCATTACAGCGGGTGCAGTGTGCCACACACAAGGAATTCATAAAGGAACAGAGGATCAGATCCAACAAGCAACTGTACGAGAATGACATCAATCCCGTGTTCAGGTGTTTGGAAGAAAACTACTTGGGCAAGGAGACGCCAAAACTAAACGTGATGTTTTTTGATATTGAAGTAGACTTCGATCCCGATCGAGGTTATTCAACAACAGATGATCCGTTCATGCCCATAACTGCCATAAGTTGTTACATGAGCTGGACGGACCAACTGGTCACCTTCGCGGTACCTCCCAAAACTATCAGCATGGACGATGCCAAAGAGCTCACAAAGAGATTTGACAACACAATGTTGTTCGAGAAAGAGAAAGACATGTTGGACGCATTCCTAGAACTGGTGCAGGACGCAGACATACTGTCGGGTTGGAACAGTGAGGGATATGACATTCCATACACCGTGGGTAGAATACAGAAAGTGTTGAGTTCAGATGACACAAGGCGTCTTTGTTTTTGGGGTGAGAAACCCAAGAAGAGGGTGTTCGAGAAATACGGCAGGGAGCAGTTGAGTTTTGATCTTGTAGGTCGTGTACACTTGGACCTGTTGGAACTATACAGGAAATACACATATGAGGAAAGACACAGTTTCAGATTAGACGCTATAGGTGAACATGAGTTGAACGAGAGGAAAACAGTCTACGAAGGATCTCTCGATAACCTGTACAAGAATGACTTTGGACTGTTCATAGAATACAACAGGCAGGACACTGCATTGTTGGCCAAACTGGAGAAGAAATTGAAGTTCATAGAACTGGCCAATGAGATAGCACACCAGAACACTGTACTACTACAGACCACAATGGGTGCAGTAGCGGTCACAGAACAAGCAATCGTAAACGAGACACACAGACGTGGAATGCAGGTACCGGCCAGGAAGTACAAGAAAGACGGTGAAGAGAATCAACCGGCGGCAGGAGCCCACGTGGCGACACCACAAAAAGGCATACACGACTGGATAGGGTCTGTTGACATAAACAGTCTGTATCCAAGTGTGATTAGGGCATTGAACATGGGTCCAGAAACCATAGTGGGACAAATTAGGCCAGTGATAACTTCAGCAGAAATCAACAGGGCCAAACACGCCAAGAAATCATTCGCGGCGGCATGGGACAGCCAATTTGGTAGTTGGGAGTACCAGGCAGTGATGAATCAAGAGAAAGGCACGGAGATAATCGTGGACTGGGAAGACAAGACCAGTGTGCGTATGAGTGCCGCACAACTGTATGAGATAATATTTGATGGCAACAACAAATGGATGTTGAGTGCCAATGGCACGATATTCACATACGAGTATGAAGCGATCATACCAGGATTATTGAAACGTTGGTACGCGGAGAGACAGGAAATGCAAAAGAAGATGCGTGAGTGCGGAGACAACGAGATCGAAAGAGAGTATTGGGACAAAAGGCAACTTGTGAAGAAAATTAATCTGAACAGTCTGTATGGTGCGATCCTAAATCCAGGCTGTAGATTCTTTGACATCAGGATCGGACAGAGTGTGACACTCACGGGCAGGTGTATCACCAAACACATGGCCAGCAAAGTCAACGAGATCGTGGCGGGCAAGTATGACCACAAGGGCGAGAGTGTTGTGTATGGAGACACAGACTCCGTTTACTTCTCGGCATACAAGACATTACAGAAAGAGATCAATGAAGGTGTTATACCATGGACCAAAGACTCCGTCGTGGCACTGTACGACAGGATAGCAGACGAGGTCAACGGATCTTTCAAATCATTCATGACCAAGGGCTTCCATTGTCCAAGCACACGTGGTGAAGTCATAGCGGCGGGTAGGGAACTCGTGGCATCAAAAGGTTTATTCATCACAAAGAAGAGATATGCTGTGTTGTACTACGACAAGGAAGGCAAACGTGCTGATGTTGACGGTAAGGATGGCAAGATGAAAGCGATGGGACTAGATCTTAAAAGATCAGACACCCCTGTATTCGTACAGGACTTCCTGAGTGATCTTCTATACATGGTCCTACAAGGCAAGGACGAGAAAGAGGTACTAGAAAAAATCAGCGAATTCAGGACAGAGTTCAAATCCAGACCAGGTTGGGAGAAGGGTTCACCCAAGAGAGCCAACAACATGACCAAGTACACAGCGGCAGAAGAAAAGGCCGGAAGAGCAAACATGCCAGGACACGTAAGGGCCAGCATGAACTGGAACAGGTGTAGAGAAATGTACGGCGACAAGTACAGTATGCCAATCACGGACGGTGCTAAAGTTATAGTGTGTAAACTAAAACAAAATCCATTGGGCTACACAAGTATCGCATATCCCGTGGATGAGATGCGTATACCAGAGTGGTTCAAGGAACTGCCGTTTGACGGTGATGCCATGGAAGCAACGATACTGGACCAGAAGATCGACAACCTTATAGGAGTGCTGGGTTGGGACGTTCAATCAACAGAAACCACAAACACATTTAACAAACTATTTGAATTTTAGAAATGTTGAGTATAGAAGAAATAAAATTACTGATTGAGAAACTTGAAAAACTTAAGGGCCAAGATTTCCAAAAACTAATAGACGATAATCTTAAAATTTTAAAAGAAATTGAAACGGCCGTTGATGCGAATAACAATGAACAGATCAATAGATTAGAAAAAACGCAGGATTGGTTCCGTATGGATCTGGATCAAAAAAAGGCAAGACCTGTGGTCGAAGAATGGCTACGTAGAGCAATACAGACAAAGATACTTCAGTTTGGCCGGACGAATCAGTATCATAGTCTTGAAATAGGACCAGGAAATGGAATGTTTTCGAAAGATTTTAGAGCGTGGGGGAAAAACTATTTTGTAGATGTTGTTGGAGAAGTCGAGGCGAAAAACATAAGACAGCAGTTTCCTTCCGCACATCAAAAATATTTAAAATTTTACATGACAGATAAAGCAGGGTGTCCAGATGTGCCAACAGGCAGTTGTAATTTCGTTTTCAGTTGGGACACATTTGTTTTCTTTAGCCAAGAATTTATCCACAAGTATTTCACAGACATTCACAGAGTGCTTATACCAGGCGGTTACGGTATGATCCAGTACGCCGACTGCCATTACGACGACGATCTTAATTTGGCCAAAAAAGGTTACTGGAACTACAATACCAAAAACAATATGTCGAAAATAATACTAGACCAGAAATTTGAAATTGTGGAGATGAACCAGTTCAGGCCTGGTGCCAATTATGTAGTTTTCCGGAAACCTGGTAAACAAAATCCTGTGGTTTATGGAATTTCTAATTTAACACTAGACTAAGATCTAAATATAGTATACACTACAAACATTATGATAGATATCTTGAAAGACATCGTTAAACACACGCATGGGCTGGGATTCTTAGATCTTGTTAAAATCACTGGAGACGATAAGGAAACTGCAATCGACTCAATGGCCGAAGACAGATCTGTGATCCTGCAAGGATCTTTTCACAAACCACAAGCGGAGATGACAGGTACGTTTGGTATGCCTCAGATGGGCAAACTAGACATACACTTGAAGTGTCCGGAGTACAAAGACAAAGCGAACATAACTGTGTTGTCCGGTGAGAGAAACGGTGCGACCATTCCCACAGGGATCCATTTCGAGAATGAAAAGGGTGACTTCAAGAATGACTACAGATTTATGAACGCTGAGATTATCAACGAGAAACTTAAGACCGTGAAGTTCAAAGGTGTTAAGTGGGACGTTGAAATTGAACCGAGTGTGGCGAGTGTGCAGAGATTCAACTTCCAGGCAACTGCAAACACAGAACACAATTCATTCGTTGTGAGGACCGAAGATGGGAACTTGATTTTCACTTTCGGTGACCAAGCATCGCATGGTGGTGAGTTCGTGTTCGCAACTGACGTTAAGGGCACACTTAACAAAGGTTGGAGTTGGCCGGTAGGACAGGTGCTACAGATACTTAAACTTTCAGATTCAGCGAAGGTCACGTTACACTTCTCTAACGAGGGTGCGATGAAGGTCACGGTTGACTCTGGTTTGGGCAAGTATCAATACATTATACCAGCACAGGCGCAATAATGACGACAGATAATAGTAAGCAGGAACACCTAGGGGAGTTGAGCAGAGACTTCGCTGTGTTCTTGCCTGCTATATCTAACTTCTACAACACGTTTATCAGCAAACAGAGAGTTTCAGAAGGCAAACACATCTCGGAAGAGAGAATTCCAAAAGGCTTTGAGAATGGAGTGGAAGGACTTAACTTCATTAATCCAAAAGAAGGAATGTTTACCTATCCCACAGCACTGTACTCGGCGGGACACGCCTGCCTTGACATGGACAAGGTCGGTGATAGGGATCATATGTTTGTGAATAGGGATAGGGAGTTCAGCACGATAGTAGGTGATTCAGGTGGATATCAGATAGGTAAAGGTGTTATCAAGTTTGATTGGAAAGATTTCGAGGGTAACAAGGCAAACAAAGTGAGATCAGATATTTTAAATTGGCTAGAACTTACAAGTGATTGGGCAATGACACTGGACGTACCCACGTGGGCGGCAGATGATCTCAACAGACCTAAGACAGGATTAAACAGTTTCCAAGACACACTTGACGGAACAATATACAACAACCAGTTCTTCCAGAAGAACAGACTGGGACAAACAAAACTATTGAACGTGTTACAGGGAGATGACTGGAACACAGCACAGATATGGTATGACGCTGTCAAAGACTTCGAGTTCGAAGGTTGGGCAATGGGTGGTATCAATATGTGTGATATGGAAGTCATGTTGAAACGTCTAATCATAATGAGAGATGAGAAGAAACTGGACGGCAAAGATTGGATGCACGTACTAGGTACGTCACAGATGGATTGGGGTTGTTATCTCACACAAGTACAGAGACAGGTCAGAAAACATATAAATCCTAACTTCACAATAAGTTTTGATTCTGCCAGTGCGTTCTTATCCACAGCAAATGGGTTGGTTTACACACACAACTCTTTTACTCCAGACAGGTGGTCATTTGTTATGGACAAGGCTCCGGATGACAAAACACTGAAGGGTTCGGACATACAGTTTCCGTTCGACAGCGGTGTTGGAAGAAGATTAAAAATGAAAGATGTCTGTTGGTATGGTGAGAAAGATGTTAACAAGAATGGTAAGATTGGGGCAACCAGTTGGGACAGTTTCAGTTATGTACTGATGATGGCACACAATGTATATAATCAGATCAGGGCTATACAGATAGCAAACGATTTAAACGATATAGAATCAAGGAAATACAGACCAGAAGTAAAACACTGGAGAAAAACAAAGGCATCAGACAAAACAGATGAACCAAGCATCTACGTTCCAAGGAACATACTATACTTCAACACATTGGTAGAAGAGGTGTTCACCAGCGAGAAGCCTATGGATGTGATCGCAGGAGCATCTAGTTATCTAGCAGACATAAGGGGTAACAGATGGGCAAGGGCAACAGGTGGCGGCAAAGGCACAAACAATTTCAGTTCTTTATTTGAATAGGAGGACACTATGAGGCTAACAAAGAGAAGAAGCAAGAAACTAAAGAAACTTGAGGAAGAACATCAGTATCTTGACAAGAAGGTGGCACAACTTACCAAAGACAGGCTCAAGGACAGGAGTATGGAGAGCAAGGACGTGCTTACCAGACTCAAGAGGACCAAATTGATGATCAAGGATGCCATCGCTAGGGCAAAGGCCACGTTGACAAATTCATAGATCAATATTATAATAAGGTATGGACAGAGATTACAAAACAGGCAAGAGTGACAGTGTAGGTGTTTTTTCAGGTTTAGAAGTTGAACACACTCCGGCATTTGGAAAACAGACATTGTTCTTGGCAAGGAACGATCTTTACTATGATCAGATAGAAGAGATGGCCGAAAAGGTCGGTGCAGAAGCAATCTACTTTGGAGCGAACAGGACTTTCATGCACACCCATGCCACACAGATCAATCAGATGATCAGGTTGCTTAGGAAAGGTTACTACGTCACTATAGACTATCCACACTCAATACACAAAGAAGTCAAAGCGAGATTCGAGAGCATATGGACACATGAGAAGTTCATACCTTTCTGTTCAATCATATTCCCCAGGTCAGAGGATGATGATAACCTGTGTATCAAAGTGGATGATGTTGATTTCGACAGCACCAATCCGGGTGTATGGACGATGACTATGGATCACTTCAAACAGTCAGCAGGATTCACATCTTGGGATCAGTACAAACAAGATGAACCGATAGAGGAGAGTGATGCCAAAGAAGCAGTCTAAGGATAAGGCAGACAAAGAAGGCCTGGCTAGTTATAATGCTTGGTTGAAAGAAAATAAAAGATTAGAGAAGATGGGCCTGTATGGTACAGATCACATGGCCAAACGGATTGATGAACTAGAAGCACAAGTTGAATTGTTACAAGATTTACTAGAAAAAGAAAGGAAACGTAAGAAATGAGCACCGAACAGATGAGAGACCAAGCACTAAAGGAACAGGCCAACAAGGCCACCAAGATGATATGGGTCACTTTCCGTAAGGAAGGAATCCACAAGTACCCAGCGGCACTGGACGATCCCAAACTGGCGACGGGAGACGAGTATGATGTTTCATTCTTAGGACATCCTCACAGACACATATTCCATTTCAAGGTCGCGATAGAGGTGTTCCACGATGACAGAGACATAGAATTCATACAGTTCAAGAGATGGATAGAGAACATGTACGCGGACGGCACAATGAAATTGGACTTCAAGAGTTGTGAGATGATATCAGATGACTTGTACGTTGCGATAGCGAAAAGATATCCAGGCAGGAAGATCGAGATAGACGTGGCGGAGGACGGTGAGAATGGCTCACACGCAGTATATGAAAGAGATTAAATTCAAAGAATCAAGAGCAACATCAAGGATGGGATACCTACCCATAGAAGGTGGTGGCTTGAACGCATCATACACGACGGTGGACGCAGTGGCGAACATATGCACGACGGCGGGCAACCTGGGAATGAAGTATGGCAAGGATTTCATCTGGTCTGGCACAGACTGGGATGACAATGACGACGACTGTATCACTCTGATGGTGAAGGAAGACAAGTATGAATCTTTCCTACACCTGGCCCTGCAGAATGACCACAGGATAAAACACACCAACAAGGGCGAAATCA